AAGTTATCCACCAAGGCAAGGCCAATAGCATCGTAAGAATCCCAAGTCACACCAATTGGCACACTTGCCCAAGTAAGGCTGGGTGCTACATCATCCCACTCTGTCAAGAATGCTTCACTCAAGATGTTCAGAATTCGTGTGCCGTCATTTTCTTTGGCGTAATTTGCCGCGCCAACCAATCGGCGGTTAAGTGCTGCCAGTGGGCCAACCGCTGTAATGGTGTAGATCGCAACCGAGCCATCCGATCCGTAGGCATTCAGGCTGATGTCAATGTCCGAGATTGTGCCGTAAAAAAGTTCCTGTGTGCCTGTCGTGCCTTTGTCAATTGCGATTGACACAGACTGACTCAAGGCCACATCTAGTGGATCACTGGCATCAGTCCATAGGCTTATTGATGCGTAGCCTGGCTGGGGTTGCTCGGTGACATCATTGCGACCAGTTCGGATTGAAATTGATGAAATAGTCTGGTCTGCGTATGTCGTAGTACCTGCAAAAGTAACTGTCGGATAAGGATCGTAATCGGTCATAGTGTTGCCCCGACTAGATTGATCGCACCTGTACGGCGTGAGGAGTCTTGGAGTAGTCGCTCGATGCTACGGCGAGCAGACTCACCATCAATGACACCATTCATGATTATAGTTACACCTGAACCTGCCCCAGCATTTGGTCTAATTGAACCTGAACCACTTGGGACAAATAACTCTGGGCCAAACTCACCGACTCTTGTTACTTGGTTTGCACCCACTGGCCCGCCGGCTGCTCTGCTTGGTACACCTGATGGATTAAGTAAGCCTGGGAACATTCCATTTGGCCCATAACTGCCAAACAAGAATTGACCAATGGCTGTCTTTTTTACATCTTTGAAAGTGCTTTTAGCCCCGGAATAGGCTTTGGCGACTGCATTAATTCCATTGGCAACGGAATTCAAGGCATTTGCAAATTCTGTCATTGAGTCAGTTGTTTCATCGCCATCATCTGTAAAGGCTTTGAACAATTTGGCAAAGCCATCGCCGATGTTTTTAAGGGCCAACCCTAAGTTGTAACCGCCGCCGCCTTGTCCATCGTAAACACCAGCCAGTTCACGAGCGCGTTCGCTTAATCCCTCTGGATCTTGCCCGCCAAAGGCTTTGGCCATAAAATTGAGTTGCGTAACCACATCTTTAGCCACAGGCAAAAGGCCTTTGCCCATCTCGGCTTTTAGGTTTTCAATCTGGGCTGTAAGGATCTTTTGCTGACCAGCGAGATCATCTGATGTCAATGCAAAGTTGCCTTGGGCATCTGTGGTTTGTTCCAAAATCACTTCGTATGTTGCCAGTGACTTGGCTTGAATGTCTAATGCGCCTTTGCCGTCATAAAGGCCCATTTCCATTGCTTTGGCTTCAATAGTTGCTTGGTTAAGCAAAACGCCAAATCGCCTGATCGGTTCAGACTCGCCACGCAAAGCCGCGCCAATAGCCGTGATGGCTTCATCGGCATTGGTGTTATAGAACGCGCCAAGATCGGCGGCCAAGGTTGTTGCACTCTTAGAAAACTTTGAAAGATCCTTGCCAGTTAGTCCAGAGGCTTTGCCAAATGTTGCAAAGGTACTGGCAGCGTTTAATGCCTCTTTCTGGGTTAAGCCTAATGCCACATCGGCAGTCTTTGAAAAAGCCTTGATTTCATCAGCAACATCGCCAAAGATGATTTCGGCTTTGCTTACTTCCTCGTTGAGATCACTTGCGGCTTTAACACTATCTACGCCAATCTTAATAGCATACGCGCCAGCCGCCGCCCCAGCGATTGCAAAAGACTTTGCCATCGCCTTGGAGTATTTTCCAATGTTTTTTTCAAAACCTTTTGTTTTATTGTCGGCTTTATCCATGCCATCAAGAAACTTTTTGACATCAGCAAGTAACGAAAGTTTGAGCGTGCGTGTGTCAGCCATTATGAGGTCCTCGCCCAGTTGTCAAGCACTTTAACGCAAGCCTCTTGCCAACGTCTTTTTATTTCTGGTTGCATAACTTTAAGTGTAGGAAAAATCCAATAACCTTTGTTGCCTCGGCCCTCTCTGGGGGATCGCGCTGGAAACTTGTATCCGCCATTTGGAAATCCCGAAACACTAAGACGAGAGTCTGGATTACCGCCAAACTCATTACCAAACAACAATTGTCCAGCATTTGCACCACCCGATGCACGACCTTTGCCACCGCCGATGTAAACAGTTGGGACTCGATCTCTTGCTGGGCGAACCGTAGCGGCAACAATTGCTGCTTGGGCAGGAAACCTTGCACCGACATAGGCTGAGGTTTTGATGCCACCTGCTGTCCAAGCACTTATCGAGGCAACATCATTTTTCAATTTACCTTGTGAATCTTTATCCATAGCACTCAAAGCCTTTAACAATCCGCGATAATCCCCGAGATCAGGTTTTATGGTCATAGTGCTTTTTGTATTATCCATGTCCATTCCTTTCTCGTATCAGCGTGATTGCTGTGTTAACGTCTGCGAGCGACCAGCCCAAAAGGTCTGACATCGGGATGCCGGTGGATACTGAAATCCTGACTAAAACATCCCTTAGTTCTCTTTTGGGTTTTCCTCAACCGCCTCAAATCCATCAAACTCATTGGATACCCAGGCTTGCTGGTTTGGTAACTTTGTATGCCCTGCGGCCTTTGCGGCCTTGTAAAGCATACAAGTCAACACATCCAATGATCCTTGACTGATTTTTTCAGCCGCTTGCACGACTGTGTATCCGAGTTCTCTTTCGATCTCGATCCACAACCAGGTTGAATCATCGCTCACTGTGTAGTTGTTGCCCTGTTTTGTCGTGATGTTGTATTGCATTATGGTTGCCCTGTTCTCTCGATTATGTTCGGGTTACTGTTCCATCCTCGACAACAAAACTCAAGGATGTAGTTAGTACGTCAGTAGCCGCGCCACCAACGGTTGGAAATACTGGAAATAGGTTTCCAGCAAATGTGTCACCATTGACATCAAAGGAAAATGCCAACGATGTATCAGGTGCAGAGTTAGCCGCATCCCAAAGCGCGCTGATGATACCGGCAGATGATGAATCATCTAGGTATAGTTCAACATTTAGTGTGGCTGTCTTATCAACGGTCTTGTATGCGCGACCTGATAAAACCTCTAGCACTTGTTGGTTGTTTTCTCTTTCCAGAGTAACTGTTGATGCTTGGTCAGCGTAACTCACCGAGTTAATCGTTAGAGTCAATGACCGACCAGTTATGTATGTTGCTGGCATGACTTGCCTTTCTTAGTTGGTTGTGACCATCTCGATATTGAGTTGGCTGATAAGCATATCGGCGTTTCCGATTTGCTGGACTGTTGGTTGTGACCATCCTCCTAAAAACGAAATGTTATTAGATAATAAATCAGTAACCGACAAAATTAAGGTTTCCAAGTTTGCTAAAGCCGCTTGGTTATCGGCTGCGTTAACTATGCAGGTTATGTCAAAACGAACATTGCAACGCGCCCCACCAATGGCACTTACGGTTATGTAAGGCGATCCCGGCACAAGCACAATGGCTGGCGGTGTGATGTTTTCATTTGGGTACGAGTAAACAACCCGACCAGCCTGGGCGAGAGTGCTGGCAAGGTTTGCCCGGTATGTCGCTAAATTAGCCAAGATAACCTCGGGTGTCTAAATGCTTGCCAAGTAGTCCTGAAACTCGGGTCAGCATAGAACGGCCTAGGCGGTACGGTGCAGGGCTTTGGAAGTCCACACCTTGCTGGCCTAGTGTGCCTGTACGAGTGATCCAGATGTCGCATGCAACCGCCATCGCACTTTCGCGAACCTCTGGCACAGAATCATATAAAGCGGCTTGGCTGGTCAATACTGCTCGGCCATTAGGAATTATCTTGCGCTTAGTGATGTCTGCGTTGGTGATTGCTGCCTCAAAAAACGTCACGCCGTATTCATCTACGCCCTCGGCAGTAACAGTGCGTGAACCATTAAAAGGTGAGCCGCAATTGGTAACTGTCAAAGCCTGACCAACCACAAATGTGTTGTCATAGCAGTAGAACCGAGCGACATTGTTTGTGAGCGATACTGCATTGATCGCCACATCGTCAAAGATTAGGTAAGACAGGATTATGTTTTCGGCACTGTCTGCAACTGCCTGGACAATAGGATCAGCGTAAATGTCGCCAATACCCAAAACGCTTTTAAGTTCGCTAAGTGTAATCAGTGCCATTTTATCCTCCTATTGTGTAAGTGTGTGGGGGACACAGGGCCGCATCCCCCACACTTCTAACTAACGTGACTTATGTCAGGTTAAAGCGACGAACGCCACCAGCGGTCAAAACGCCAACGGCTAAGTAGCCGTATAGCATTGTTTCGATTTCGCCAGTTGCAACATGGTTTGTTGACATGCGTAGGATCGGTGATTCGTAGATTGCAACTGCTGACGGAGTCACAATGAATGCTGACTCATCGATGGTTGTTGCTACTGCGTTTGGATCAACATACAGATCAAGTCCAAGCACGTTGCCGCGTAGGCTTTGTGGGCCAGCAACTCCGCCGTTGTTTTGTGGGTTGTATGCGTTGTAGATTGGGCGACCAGTTGTATCGGTTGAACCCATTAGCAATGACCACTGAGATGTTCCAGCGATGTATGCGCTTGGCAGTTCACCTGTTGCTAAGTAAGCGGCTGGTGCTTCTGTTGAAACATAGGAAATGATGCCAGCGGATGTTGCTGCTGTTGCGGTTGCTTGTGTTCCGCCTGCGGTTAGTGCTGCAATAACTGCTGCATCAGTTGCGCGATTGTAGGACCGGGTGAGATTATCAACCATCGCCTGGAAAAAATCCGGACTTGACCTTTCGAGAACCTCAAGGCTGTAAATCTGGCGGCCGCTGAACTTGTTCACATCAAGGTTGACATAAGATGACTCAATACCTTGCATGCTTGGTGCTGCGCCTTCGTTGGTGTCTGCAACCGTAGAATTTTGAGAAATTTTCGGATGAGAAATCACCATGCCCGAGGCAGTGATGGCGCGTGAACCGATTGCATCAATCGCCGGGCGTGAGCCAATTGAATTATCGATTACCTGATTAACGTAATTGACCGGGCTGAACGCTGGATTGGTTGTAAAGGAATCATCGGCGGCCATTACATACTGGGCTGAATCTTGATTACCCATTGCTGCTTTGATTTTGTGTTCCAAGTAAGTTGCTTGGCTGTTGATTGGGCTACGCGGCTTTGCGTAAGCCACTGGTGCTGCGGCAGTAACAACCGCTGCTGCGGTCACTTCATCTGCCACTGGTGCGGTTGTTTCTTCCACTGTGATCTCCTGTGGGTTTTCCTCGGCAGGTTGTTCCGCCTCGGTGGTTTCTGGGTTTTCCTCTGTTTCAGTTGCTGCAACGCTACTTATGGTCGCATCTTTGAAAGCAGGATTGGTGACATGGGCTACGGCTTCGAGTTTGGCAGCCGATACGACCATCACGCCTTTTTCGATGGTGTATTCGCCGACATTGGCTTCGATGCTAAATGCCGGGCGCAATCCCTCTGATGCCTCAACTAACGCATCATTGCCAGCATTAGTTGGCGCGATCTTAAAGGCCATCGAGATTCCTGCTGGTGTTACCTCTAAAGACTCCGCGACTCCGCGGCCAAGGGGTCTGGTTCTGTCGTGTTCGCTATTAAGAATAATTTGGCTTGGGTCTATGTCACCAAACGCGCCAAACTCAAAGCGCACTGGGCCAGCCGATGTGTTTCCAACTTTAGAAAACGGCACAACCAAGCCTCTGATCGTTCTGGTCTCAACTGATGCGGCCAAGACTTGGCCCTCAAAATTAAGTTGCATTTGCTTCATTTCCTCTCGGTGCGAGATCCATTGACTCTCGGGCCTCATCAACATTGATAATTCCTACTTCGAGCATCTTGCTCAAAACCTCTACTTGTTCAAGTGGGTTTCCGCGTAGGTAATCATCGAGATCAAATCGGACAGTCGAGCCGCGTGGGGTGATGTCGTTCATCGACAATCTTTCGGCAATACAAGACATAAACGGTTTCAAACTGAAATCGATCAAAGATCGACGTTCCTGTGTAACTGAACTATATGTCGCGCTGGCTGACTCTGCATTGATGTACCAAGCAGGAATGTTGCACATGCGAGCGATTTCAGCCGCTGTGTTCAAGCGAGATTCGGTCAACTGCATTTGCCCGGCATCGTAGCCAAAAGTCGTTACATCCAAAGGGCCTGATAGGTAAGCGGTTGAGCGTGTGGCTCGGGCTTGCTTCCACTGGGCCAGTAAACTTGACACCTGCTCTGGCGGTAGATCCACGCCACTATTCTTGATCACCATTGTCGGATTTGGCTCGCTAGCCATACGCTGTACGGCTTCCTCTAGTTTCAAGGCTGTGGAAATAGTGCGGCCACCTCGGTTGAGGATTCCCTCATCAATGCCACTAAACATGATCAAAGATCCCACACCAGTCATAGGCAATAAGCCGCCCTCGATGTAAAAACCGTTAACAATCTCTTGGGTATTTAGGTCAGTTGTAAAAGTCACCCGAGTTGGATCAATTCGTCGAGCCTGTGTTGGTCGGCCATCCTCGGCGTTTACCTCTAGCACTTGCCAGAATGATCGGCCATGAAATAACAAATCCTCGACAGTCCAAGCCATCGTCACGGCCAATGGGATTGCTGGGTCTGGCTGCTCAAGGATTTTGCGACCCTCAATCTTTGCACCTGTCACATCGTTGTAAGAGTTGAGGCCAAGGGTTGCGATTGTGCCAGCAATGATGTTTCGAGCGCGTGCCACTGCTGGCACTTGCATTGCGCTAGATCGGTCAACTCTAAAGGTGTTAAATGGCGTGAAATAGGCATCCTGATAAAACGGGATAGCAATGCCGGCACGAGCCTCGATCTGTGGTTTTTCAGTGGGCGCACCCAGTAAAAAATCTATGAATCCCATTTTGTCATTACACCATAAGCAAATGACATCGGTGTAATTTGTCAGGCTTTGTCACTTTGTTGCGCGTGTTGTCACACCAACTGGCCAACAAGTCCTAGTGGTCTTGATCCCTCTTTGATTGCTGGCCAGTCGCGGGTGAACCCAAGGCAGGGTTATGCGCTAACTATACTCACACTTTGTTGTGGCTCGGTGGCATGACCCACCGCCATCACTAATGCAATTGCGGCTGTGATTGGTACTTGCGCGGCTCGCCTGGCAATACGCCAACCCCCATCACTTGCTGGTCTACGAGCGCAACTGACAAGGTGGCTGTGCATGGTTTCCTGTGCTGGGTGCATCAGTTGCCTAGATTGCATCGCGTTCATCGCCTGATCGCACATAATTGAAAACCCTGCCGAGTTCCAAGGCGTTGGGGCTGTCGGGATTCCAGCCTGGGCAAGTCTTGGCGCAATGTAGCCAGCAGTATTGGGATCATAAGCCAAAACCCTTGGGCGATAGCGACGAGTCAATGCGGCTATTTCCCCAGCCAATTCCAAATCGTTGATGCCGCCCTCTTTTTTCCATTCGTGCAAAAATACCCCATAGCCGTTTTCTCGCTGTTGCAACGTAACCAGGCAAGCCAACTCACGATTAAAGTTCAAATCCATTGCCATTTATGTTGGCAACCCATCCTGCAAGGCGATGTCTGCCTCGCATTCGTTCCAGACTTGGATCGGCCAGGGTGAATCAATTGCATCTGTCCACATTGAAAGTGACTCGGTCTTGAAAGCATCCGGGCTGTCAAAAGTTGCCGCATCTCTAATGTTTTGATCGCTGATCGTATAGCCCATTGCTGGATTGGCGTGTTTCCATCCCTCAATGTCATTAACCGATGATCCCGCTGGCGCGCTGTATTCGTAGTACCCCATGCGATCACTGGCAAAGGTCAAAGCCCTGCGCCGTTGCTCGTTCAATACAGTTGAAGTCAAATCGCCAGCATTTGATGTCCAAAAAACTTGGGCATTGGGTCTGGCTCGGGTAATAGGCGTTACCGCTGCCCAGGTGGATTCATCAATCTCTCGGAGTTCATCGACATAAAGCAAGTCAGCAGTGCTGCCGCGAGGCCCCTCAGATGTGGCGGCTCGGATTGAATACTTGCGAATACGCTCACACTTTTGCCCACATGACTTGGGGTAGTGGTGGCAATAAACTTCCAATTCCTCTTGGCCGTTAGTCCGGGAAACTCGCTTGATTCGCTTTCGCATCCAATCCAAAGACTCGGCCATATCGACAGTTTGCTTGAAAGTGTCTAACGATAATTGCCTAGTTTGTGACATGGCGATTGCATTCTTTTCACCAAAGATGTAAAGGCCGCCAAGGATTCTCATCCGCATTAAATGAGTTTTTCCATTTTGCCTGGCACAAAGCACCCCACACATTGACCTAGCCCAGTTACCATTAGGCAGAATTTGCAAGGCATCATCTAGAACATATTTTTGCCAATCTAAAAGTGGTACACCTAATTCATCAGCCAGTGCCGCTACCACTGGCCCTGCCGTTGGCAGGTTTAGGCTTGGGCTTTCGATCCTTGGTTTCGAGTAACCGTAGATAACTTCCGACATGGTTTGTCCCGTCATTTTCCTCGCCCTGTTTTCCTAGTATTCGTGTTTCGACTGTGAGATGTAGTTGCTGAAGTGTTGATAAATACTTAGCCGCCAAAGGTGTTGCCTCTTTAAGATCGCCCATGTCAAAGGCAGTGTCAAGTGCTAAAGCCAATCGCCTGGCTAGTGTCATCGCTGCCACATCGGTTGGGGCAAGCCAATTCGCCATCGACAATGCTGAATTCAGTGATAGGTAGAGGCCCATTGGTTTATCCTCTGGCGGCTCTGGTTTGTTTTGGGTCATGGCTTGGGCCTTTCGGTTGTGGGTGGATCAAATCTGACCAATCGGGGAGAAATAAGAGA